ATTTTTCAGCCTCGATAAGAGGCAGGAAAGGAAGCAAAGCTACTAAGAGGGAGATTAGTAGAAATATAGAGGCTGGTAAGAAAGTAGCTGCTCAAATAAGGGATTTCTTTGGTAGCATGCTGGATATATATTGCCCACATGACCAGGATGAGTTAGTACAAATTCTTTGGAATAGTAAGAAAATTACAGTATGGGACATTTTAGATGGTGATTGTCAAATAGTTTCAAAGAAGCAGATCCTTCTGGTGTGGGCACCCAAAGGCTTTATTAGCAGTGGAATGGCTAAAGAGGTTAAAACAGCAAAGGAAAAGGGAATACCAATTATTCAGTTTGAGCGGTTTGATGATGAAACAGCTTCTGATATTCTAAATATAATTTTTCAAATTCTTAAGAAAGAGAAGGAAGCTTAATGGGGCTTCCAAAAAATATTTTAAGTCTAGAGTCTGTAAAGGATTGGAGTATCCTTTTGGGATATAGAGGATCCATAGCTCACGGAACATACAAATCAAATAAAGATCCTAATTCGATTGATGACAAAGACTTAATGGGAATTTGCATTCCTCCTATAGATTACTATTATGGATTGAAAACTTTTGGTTCAAGAGGGACAATGGAAATCAAGCAGAATGAATGGGATATTGTTTTATATGAGCTTACTAAAGTTATTCGTCTTCTCGAGAAGGGAAATCCAAATGTTTTATCTCTTTTATGGTTAGAGCCTCAGTACTATTTGAAAGTGACTGAAGCTGGACAAATGCTTATTGATAACAGAGATATGTTTGTGGGTAAGCATGCATATCATAGCTATGTTGGCTATGCTCGTGGGCAGTTGCACAGAATGACTCATCATTTAGCTTGCAAAGGTTATATGGGAGAGAAGAGAAAGAAACTTGTTGAGAAGTATGGATATGATTGTAAGAATGCTTCACATCTTATTAGAATACTCAGACAGGGAATAGAATTTCTAAGTGATGGAGAACTTCATGTTTTAAGGAATGATGCTCAAGAACTTTTGGAAATTAAAATTGGTGAATGGTCTTTGGAAAGAGTTAAATCTGAAGCTGAAAGGTTGTTTGCTTTAGCTGATGAAGCTTTTATTCATTCCAAACTTCCAGTTAAACCTGATCATGAAAAAGTAAATAAATTGTCTGTTAATATTGCAGAGTGTTGGAGAAAGGAGAAGTAAAAAATGATTTGTTTTCATCATAACGACGCTGATGGTAGATGTGCAGCGGCTATTGTTATGGAGGCTATGCATGATCTTTCTCAATCAGGAGAACAAAGATATGTTGAAGTTGACTATGTTAGTGTTAAAAAAGATGCTCTTCCAGCTACAATAATGCCAGATGAAACTGTATATGTAGTTGATTTCCATTTCTCACCAGAGGTTATGGAATTAATGAGCAACATCACTCCTTACATACATGTATTTGATCATCACAAATCTGCCAAAGAAGCAATAGCTAAATATCCAAAGGAAGTGAAATGTCATTGTGATCCTGAGAATAAATTTGCCGGATGTGAATTGGTTTGGAATTACTTTTATCCAAGTATAGAGATGCCAACGGCTGTTAAGCTTATAGCAGATCGTGATAAGTGGGCTTGGAAGTTTGGTGAGATGACTGCTAATTTTAATGAAGGATTGAAGTTATATTCTCATCAACCTGATAACTTAATCTGGAGCGAGCTGCTTAACAACAACAGAGCTTTTATAGATAAAATTATACAAAAAGGAGCAATCTGCTTAAGATATCGAGATAAGTTGTGTGAGATGTTTCGTGATGAGTGGAGTTTTGAAGCGGAACTTATGGGATATAAATGCTATGTTATGAATTTAATGCTTCATGATGTTGGAAGTGAGATGTTCGCTGATAAGATAAATGAATATGATATATGTGTTGGCATAGTATTTAGCAATGGTTTTTGGAAGCTATCTTTGAGATCAAATGGCAAAGTAGATGTATCCGAGATTGCTAAGAAACTTGGAGGGGGAGGACATGCACAGGCAGCTGGTGCAGAGAATTTGAGAGAACTACCTTTTCTGTATTTAAGTTGATCATATTATTTGAGAAAGGGACAGGAATGATATTTTTACCAATATTACTCAGTTTTGTTATTGGATGTGTTACAGCTACTCATATATATTCAAAGCGAAACAAAACTGTTCTAAGATTGAAGAATATAAATAGAGTTGCTCAAAATTTATGGGATGGTGAATATGGTAGCCCAACTAGCGCAGGAGCTATCGCAGCAATAGCTTTTATTATGTGTGAGTCTGATTTATCATTGGTGAAAGGAAGGAGAAAAAATGAGACCTGAATTTGTTATGTTTAAAGTAGTTGGTGAAGGTGGTGCAACTCGTGAGCTTCCAATTAATCCAAATTTAGTATGCATGGTTGTTCCTGCAACTATTCCTGGTATGATAGATGGTCCAGGTGGAGAGAAGATTGGAAAGCCTGCTGCTGCACTCGATTTTGGAATAAAGATGGTTCCAGTTGATTGTAGCGTAGAAGAAGCTATAGCTAAGTTAGAAGGAAAGGCAAAGGAATATGATAATGAAGGAAATAAACTTAGCTAATCCAATTCCAACTTGGCAGGCACAAATTTTTTGCGGATTGAGAGTGGGCTACACTGAAGAAGTTTTTCCCATTGAAAAAATATATGAAGTTTGTCAGGAATATATTGATAGAATAGGCTGGTGTGTAACCGTAACTCCAACAAAGTATATTTATAAAAATGGTAATGAGTTAGGAGCAATCATAGGCATTATTCAGTATCCAAGATTCCCCACATCTATTGATATACTAAAAGAGGAAACAATTAAATTAGCGAAGCTACTACTTGCTAATCTAAAACAGTTTCGCATAAGTATAGCTTTTCCAGAAGAAACAGTTATGATTGAAAAGGAGTAAACATATGGTTAGGAATCCGAAACAAGAGGGCAGTAGTATGTTTGATTGTCGACCACAAACAGGAAAGTGCCCAATGAATTGCAATCAATGCTTTTACAATAGGCCAGGTGCTTTTTATGTTCCTATTGATAAACCAAATGTTCCCACACCTGAAGAGATACTGGAGATGAGTGAGAATTTTGGAAGTGGAATTGTTAGGATGAATTGTGGGCATGACTCTAACCTTCATCGTGATTTAGTTATTGAAACTGCTAAACAATATAAACACTTCTTCTTCAATACTTCAATCCCAAGATTTGATTTTCCTGGGCCTGTTGTATTTACTGCTAATGCAAAAGAAGAAGAATCTGTTTTAATGCCAAGTAGTATGGATTTTCCCAAAGAGCAGAAAAAGTATTTGGATAGGATAATGTTTGTTAGACTTCGTGTTTCTGCTTCAAACTTGAGATATATAGAAAAGGGAATAAAAGGCTGGGCAATAAAACATGGTATCCCTGTAGTTTTAACATTTATGGCTTACTACGAGGAGGATGCTCTAGATAAAGTAGTGAAGAATATTGATGCACAGACTCTACGTAAGTTTAGTATAGCAGGAAGAGATTCATACTACACATGGAAGAAAAGGCATATCAATTCTTACTATTGTCCCACTAAAGAATTCACGGCTTATGCACTTAAGACAATGAAGAAAGTAGGAGGGCGATTGGTTGCATTATGTGGATCTCTTGATAGTAATTATTGCAAAGATTGCAGAAATTGCGAAACTTATTATTTGCAAACTATAAAACACTTAAAAGAGAAAGGATAAAATGAGAGTTGTTAAGTCGAGGAGGAATCTATGTCCGCTAATAATATAGTTGTAATTAAAAAAGAAGAGGATGGAAAACTTCGAGGATATCACAGAGACTATGATGCATATTGTGAAGGGCAGTATGATTATGGGCCTTGCCCATTTTGCAACGGTGGAGGAGAAAACCAAATCTGTGATGCTTGTGATGCTTGTGATGGCTCTGGCAACTATACTCCTCCAGAGGAAACTTTCATCTTTGAAGTAGATACAATAGAGCAAGCGATCAATGCTTATAACAAATGGGTTCAGCGAATGATGGATGAGGATGAGTTTGGATTCTACGTTGAATATGGATATACATTTGAAGGACTAGAACCTAATAAGGAAACTATTGAGACACTCGAAAAATCTGAAAGAGGAGAAGATCTACACTCTTTTAATACAGTAGATGAATTGTTTGAGGATCTTGAGAAGAGAGATATATCTGGTAAAGATGAACAGCGAAAAATATTTGATTTGCCAGTAATTTTATCTGATCCAGAGAAATTAGAGCAAGTATGTGTTGGTGATTGGATTGCAGGAATTGGAGATATTCTTTCTATTTCTGAGGCCAAGTTTATACGAAGATGTGCTCCTTTATTAAAAATGTTGAAATTTTGGAGAGAAGTTACTCAGAAAGTAAGTGAAACACTTAATTTTTGGAGAGGAGCTGCTCAGAAAGTAAGTGAAACACTTAATTCTAAATCTAATTTAGATACCAAACTACTAGATTTTTTACAAGAACAAACTAACAAATCAGTCTACTCGGGTAAAGTGGTATGCAGAAATAATACAACAGGTAAAGGGTGGCGACTACATGAGACTTATAGATCTGATGGAGTATCAGATGTTAGGCAGGCTATAACTAACTTTATGCAGCAGGAAAATTGGCGTGTAGGAAAACCTTCTTTAGTAGTAATGTATGGAATCGGTCAGGATGATGGGAATGGAGGTATAGGTATGTGGCATGGCCCTACTCCAAATGAAAAAGAAATGCTTGCAGAAGATGGAAAAGATGATAAATCTGTTATTGTGAGATTTAATGAAGATGGAACTGATGATATCATATATAGATGGACTTGTGGAGAGTGGATGAGAATACTAAAATCTAGGCCAGTGTAGTATGAATAGCACTATCCAAAATGCTGATTGCTTTTCTATATTTCCACAAATAGCTAATGAATCTATAGATTTGGTTATTGTTGATCCTCCTTATGGTATAGGATATAGTTCTTGGGATCATTTTGAAAATCAAAAAGAGTTTTTAGAATTTAGTGAAAGATGGATTTCAGAATGTTTCAGAATACTAAAACCTGCAGGAACGATGTGGAGCTTCATGGGATTTGAGAACATAATTGAATTTGTTCCTATACTGCGAAAGTATGGAAATGTTCATTTAGAAAATTGGGTTGTGTGGGTTAGAGCTAAGGGAAGAGGTAGCTCAAAGCATTTGAAATCCCAAAGAGAAGATATATTTCATATTACTAAATCTAAAAAATTTACTTGGAATAGTTTAAAAGTTTTGCGAGAGGTAATTTGCCCATATGTAAAAGATGGAAAACCTAGAGGTTGGTTTGTAGATGAAAATGGTAAGAGAGTTAGATGGACGGGTCTTGGAAATGTTTGGCCATATACTTCTCCTTTTTGGAGTAGCAAAGAGGACAGGCAAATTCATCCAGCTCAGAAACCATTATTGTTGATTGAGAGGCTCGTTCTTCTTTCTAGCAATGAAGGAGATGTTGTATTAGACCCGTTTTCAGGTTCAGGTGTTACTGCACTTGCCTGCGAGAAATACAAGCGAAGATATATTTGTGTTGAGAAAAATGAAGAATACTATAATAACTCGGTTGAGAGGTTGAAGAGATTTCAAAAAGATGTTAAAGCTAAACTTTTTTAATTATGAAAGGAGAAGAAAAGAAATGAGAGTAAGAAAAGTATTTATCACAATTATTGTTTTCTTCCTTATGTTTGGAGCAATCACGTGGGCAGATTCTCCATCTTCTGATATAACTTTTGAAGGTATAGGTCCGGAAGGAAATATTAATGCTCATCAAGTTAGTGGTCAGTTATTGCAAACTCCCAATTATGATTGGTGGTATGGTTGCTCTCCTACATCAGCAGGTATGATGATGGGTTACTATGATCGTAATGGTTATAGTAATCTTGTGAAGGGAGGCATAGCAGAGTTAGATACATATCCTTCTACTTTTGGATCATGGAATCATCTGGCTCAATATGCAATTGCTAGTGTGAATCATGTTAATGATTTTTATGTTAATGGATATATGGGTTCTGGAGATGATACTCCAACAGGGCGTAGTTTTGATTGTTTGGCTGATTTTATGGGAACTAGTCAAGATAATCTTAGCACCACATTTGGAGGTAATACAAATGGAGGTACTACTTTTTTTAACTACAATAATAATCAACCATTATATAGTAGTGATCTTGAATCATTAGGGTTTGATTATTACAATATGAGTGGTATGTATGGAATTAAGGAATTTGTAGAGGATTCAGGTTATGCTATTGAACTTATTTATAACCAGTATATTAGTGGATATAATGGTAATCCAGATGGATTTACTTTAGCGGAGTATCAAGCAGAAATAAATGCTGGGCATCCTGTGATGATTGGAGTTGAAGGTCATTCTATGCTTGGTTATGGATATGTTAATGGTACAGATATTATTAATGTTTTTGATACTTGGGATCCTCACGGACAAAATCCAGGTACAATGACTTGGGGAGGTGCATATCCTCATGGTGATGACTCTCTTCAACATTATGCAGTTACTGTTGTACACTTTGTTCCAGAGCCAACTTCAATAGTTATTTTTGGTTTAGCAAGTTTAATTTTTGTGAGAAAGAGGAGGTAAAAAATGAAGCGCTTACTTATTTTGCTAATTGTTTTGTTATTGTCTCAAGTTTGTAAAGCTACACTCTGTGATTTTTATAATACTGGAGATGATGCTGCTCATTCAACATATGGTAATAGCTGGAAAGCACAAAGCTTTATTCCTGAGTTTTCGTATGATGTATTTAGTGTAAACCTAAAATTATACAAAACTGGCAATCCAGGTACACTTACAGCAAGTATTAAAGAAACAGATGGGAATGGAAGACCAATCGGTGATGATTTGTGTAATGGAACGTTAGTTGGAACTACTCTTACTACTGACACTGGAGGAGAATGGAGAGAAATAATTTTTGACTCACCATATAGCTTATCTGAGAATACAAAATATTCGATTGTGGTCAGAGTAGAGGGTAACTCATCAAATATAGTTTACTGGAGAGCAGATAGTACATCACCAACATACATTGGAGGCATAGCTTTAGGTTCGAGCAATGCCGGAAGTAGTTGGTATGATATGCCTGCTTCTGATTGCATGTTTGAGTCTTACAATGTTCCGGAGCCTGCTACTATAACTGCATTGGGTTTGGGATTACTAGTACTGCTGCGTAAGAGGAGATTATGATTGCAAGAATGGAATTCTTCAAGGTAACTACATCAGATAGGAAAAGTTTAGGATTGAGAAATAATCCTACAATCTTAACATTTCCTTTGAAAAAATGGGTTAAGTCACCAACAGTGAAGGAAGGAAATTCTAATGATGGAGGAATATGGTTAGCTGCAAACTTATCAAATGCTAATCGTCTTAAGAAATACATGCTCAAACGTTATGGGAAGAAGTGTAGAATCTTTAGAGCGACAATTGGCAAAATTCTTTTTAGAAATAGTTATCGTATTAAAACAGATAGAGTAAGATGTGAGGATGAAGTGAGATGAGAATCTTAAGAACTGGTTTAGAGCGATTTGTAAAAACTTTTATTCTTGATGAAGAAGATATTCCTTCTAGAGAAGAAGAAAAAGATTTAATTATTTGCATAGCAGAGGAGATTAAAAAAGAAATGGAAGGTAAGTGATGTGGCAGGATTTTGTTAATGGAGCATATGAATTACTTGGAGGAGTGTTTATCTTTTTTCATTGCTATCGATTGTTCCGCCAGAAAAAAGTAAGAGGAGTTAGTCTTACGGCTATTGCTTTTTTTGCATCTTGGGGAGTATGGAATCTTTACTATTATCCATCTTTAAATCAGTGGTGTAGTTTTACTGGAGGCATAGGAATTGTTGCTATGAATACTTTATATATATCGATGTTGATATATTATATACTAAAAGAGAAAAAGGAAAAGAAAGATGAAATCATTTGAAAAATGGTGGTTTGAACACAGAGCACCTGAATACCCACAGCATATTTGCCAATCCGCGAGAGGCGAGACTTTAGCAATGTTAGCTGATAAAGAAGTCTGGATGGCAGCTTTGGAATGGGTACTAGAAGAAATTAGTTTAAGAAGGATTGACAGTTATGAGCTTGAGGAAGCTATTAAAGCAGAAGTAAGGAATGAATAATAATGAAAACAGAGTATAAATATTTTCATTTTGAAGTGTGGCCTAAAACTCAATTGAATAAAACTCAAACTTGGTTTTGCTATAGCAATAGTAGTAAAGATATTCTTGGAGTAGTAAAGTGGTTTGGAAAATGGAGACGGTATTGTTTCTTTCCTGAAGGTGAAACAGTTTTTAGCAGTGGTTGCTTAAATGATATAGTGGATTTTGTAAATCAATTAAATGAGAAGCATAAGAATGAAAAATGCCTATTATGAAGAAGAAAGCAAAGAAAAAATCAAAACCAATTCACCTTGTAGTAAATACGTTCAATAATTTGACAGCTTGTCGCATATATGCTGAAGGAGATCCAACAACTTGTGATATTAGGGTAGTAACTTGTGAAGACTGCAAAAAGAGGATAGAGCTCTTCCAAAAGGCAAACGTGGAGAAGCATTTAAAGCTTTTACCATACCTGGAGCTTTGTCTTTGGATTATTGATTCTCAGTATACTGAAATTAAAAAGGCTTTAACGAAACTTGCTGGAGAAATAGAAAATCTCAATTTTGGAGGGGATAGCAATGAAACAAAAGAGGAATAGTGTTTACATTTGGGTAACTTGGTTGTCAAAACTAATAGCCGGTGAGCAGCAGTGTGAATTCCAATCTTGGTTCAAAGCTCACTATAAGTATGATAAGAAGCCAACTGACTTTAATTTGACTAAGTGGACAATACAACACAATCAACTTCTACACAAGCGTAGAGACGAGCTCGAGAAAAAGGGTTATGAAGTAACAATTGAAGACCAGAATAGCTTTCGGTTAACTCTTCCGGGAGGAGCTACAGTTTCTGGTAAGGTAGATATAGTAGCTTCAAAGGAGCAGCTTAATTCTATTATAGAAGATTGTAAAACTGGCCAGCCTAGAAATAGTGATCAGGTTCAGGTTATGCTATATATGTTAATCCTTCCTAAGTGTATTAAGAAATACAAAGATACCATTTTTGATGGTTATGTTGCATATAAGGATAGTGAGGTTCCTATTCTCAGCACAGATATAGATAATGATTTGAAAGAAGTAGTTTGGGATTTGATAAAGAGGATTAGTGGTGATGAACCTTGTAGGAAAACTCCTAGTCATAATGAATGCAGTTTTTGTGATATAAGTAAAGAAGATTGTCCAGAAAGGATAGAGTGATGGCTGCAACAATATTATTGTTAGTAATTGCTACAGAGTTGTTTATTCTTTGTTGTGATGCAGAGAGTATAAAAAGACATCATGTGGGTTTAAAGATATTCCTAAATAAAAGGTTTGAAGAACTTAAGGAGTTAATGAAGGAGTAAACAGTATGAAGGTAAGGATGAAAAATAATCCAAATCAATCTTTCACTTCAAATAGTTTTAATACTAATGCTATTGGTGAGGTTGTTGGATATGGAGAACATTTTGGATCTGATTTATTTTTCATAAAAGATTTAGATGTTCTCATTGGAGATAAATGGATTGATAGGAAGCGGGGCTTCACATTATAGGATCTAAACTATGGAAAAGTATATATCTGATTTTATAAAACAAATATATCTTGATAGTACAGAACTTGCAATGTGTTCAAATGATGAAAAACAATGTATCATTGATGCTACAAATTTGATTAAAGAGCAAAGGGCCAAACTTGAGCAATTGCAGAATGATAGTAATGCATTCGCCGGCTTTGCTGGCTTTAAAGTTTTGAAGTCTGATTATGTACAAAAAGGGATGATAATTGTAAATTCAGAAGATTTGAGACGAGCTTTGAATGGTGAAGAAGTTATGGATATCATTGAAGCCAAATGCCCAAAATGTGGATCAGCTAACTTCGATGTGCTCAATGAAGGTTGTGACATAAAGAAATATTATATTAAGTATGACTGCATATGTTTGGACTGTGAACGTCAGTTTACTATTGAAGGCAGCATGGTAATTATGAAAATAACCAGTAGATAAATATTGCTTATGGTAGTGAATCTAAAGAAAAGAGTCATGATGGAAGAGAATTCAAGTTTTTCATATTTTTCGGGCAGAATAGGAAGTTAGACACTATTATAGTATATGTAAAGAGGGATATGTTTGAATACTGATTCTATAGTTTTATCCTATGTAAATTGGTGTTCATTTTACTATCAAACCAAATTTGTAGTCTGTAAGAAGGAAAGTACAAGCTAGCATGTCAAATCCTTTCAATCAACTCAATAATTTATACAATAAAGTAAAAATGCTTCCTGCAGAAGTATCACAGATGAAGCATTTAACACCAGAAGATAAAAAGCTACTTCAACGAATAGGGCTTACTTCACAGCAGGTTAGAAGAGACCTCCTAAAAGATATACAAATACAATATGATCGCATGAGTTTGTATCATCAAGTGGAAAGGGCTCTTGAACATCCTCTCGTAGGATCTGCTGCTGAACTTTATGGAAATGCAACATCTGTGTTTAGCCCACTTCACAATGCAACAGTATGGATTACATCTGAAAGCTCTACCTACCAAAGAGAACTTACAAAGCTCCTGGATAGAATAGGGATTGAGGAAAGAATATTCGATTGGGCCTACACAGCCGGTACTTATGGAGATATGTTTGTTCAGATTAATGGAATCCCGGGTGAAGGCATAATATCTATAAAAGATGATGAACACCCATTAAACATAAGCAGAGTAGACCATGAGGGAGTTTTAGTAGGGTTTTACAAAACACCACTGGGTCAAGTTAGTGATAGGCAGAAATTACTGGCTCCGTGGGAATACGTACATTTTAGATTACTGGGTGGAAAGAAGAAAAGACCAAGGTTTGGAGATCCACTATATTCCGAGTTTAGATCAATGCATTTGTTAACAGGGATGGATATAAAGCAGGTAACTACAAAATATGGAACATCTTTGCTACTTAATGCACTTCCCTCTTATAGAAAGTTACGTTTGGCAGAAGATAGTTTGCTGCTAGCCAGATTGAGTAGAGGGTTGATTAGATACATTTGGAAATTAAAGGTATCTGGCAGCAATATGGAGGCTGTAGGCGAGTTGATAGATCAGTATTCTAGAGTACTTAGAGAAGCACGAGCACTAAATACACGTGATTCAGAAGCGAATTTTGAGTCAAAAGAAAATCCTATGGCAGTTATAGAGGATTTATTCCTTCCTGTATGGGATGATGTGGGTGATCTCGTTTATGATAAGATAGGTGGAGAAGCAGATATTCGATGGATA